ATGGATGTGACTGACAAAGACGACCCAGATTTCTTTTTTATTCCTTTAGTATTCATTGAAACATTCAGTGCGCCTAGTATGAGTATTAGTATTGGCCCACATACGATTGAAATGCCAATAGACTGGAATATTATGATTGGTGAAGCAGACTTAGGATTGTGTGAATTTATTCCACTAACCAGTATCAATGAAAGAAAATTTGATACACTATTGACAAATCCATTAAAAGGGTTTACAATGGATTGGCAACCAATAAAAGTTAACAATGTATTTGCAGATGTGAAATGGTTCTTCCCTAAATTGAAGTACGGACACATTCTTGCGATACCATTAGAATATGGAGATAGTCCGAAATGTGCATATTTTGTAAAAGACTTAAATCGAATTCCAGACCAAATGAGCAGTTATGACTTCTTTTAAAAATCATAGAATTGTAATAGACTCATATGAGAAATCTAGTACTGCCTATGAATGGTGCGTAGAAAATATTCCGTGGTCAGATTGGGTAGTAGAAACTGGCAACAATGACGAGTCTTTCTATTTTGATTACGAAAAACATGCTCAGAACTTTTTGTTTGTATTTGGTGGAAGGTATTATAATGGCGGCTAAGTTACCACTATCTGATGTATTGGGTGCAATTGATAGAAGAGATTTCAATTGGTATGCAAATCTGGATGCTGAAAAGAAGAAAGCATGGAGTAGTTGGTTGTTTATACGCTATGCGAGTTCTACGAAAGGTAAAGATAGAGATGATTTGTTGCTCAATACGAATGAATTTGTAAACAAGCATTATGGAGATATCTATAAGCACGAAGAATTAGTTTGGAAGTTAATGTGTTTGACCGGAACAGGTAAGAAGCAGTACCACGAATGGATTAAAGCACCAAACTCTAAAATAAAGAAAGATGCTATTTCGCAATTTGTTTCAGAAACATATCCTACAATGAATGGTATTGAAGTTGAATTGTTTCTAAAAATGAACAATGTTTCAGATATGAAACAAATGGCAACTGATATGGGTATGTCTGACAAAGAAGTCAGTGAAATTTTTGACAAAAAGAAAGCAAAGAAAAAGAAAAGTAAATGAGTTTTGAATGTCAATATTGTTTAAAAAAGTTTAAGTCTGAAAGGACTATACTGGTTCACGTCTGTGAGCCTAAAAGACGATATATGAACAAAGACGAAAAATATTCTAGGTTAGCGTTCTATGCCTTCAATCGTTTTTATGAAATGACACAAGCAGTTGGCAAACCAATAGAGTTTGATACATTTGTAAAAAGTAAGTTCTATCTGGGATTTACTAAGTTTGGCAAACATATAATAAATATAAATGCAATAAATCCAGAAGAATATATTGACTTTGTTATACGAAATAGTGTAAAATTAGATAAATGGACATCTGATTCAGTTTATGAAACTTATATACAAGAATTGAATAGAAAAGAATCAGCCGACAGAGCAGTAGAACGAAGTATATTACTTATGCAGAAATGGGGCGAAGAATATGATAGACCATATAACAAATTTTTTAAAGAAGTCAGTAAACCATTGGCTATACATTATATCAAATCAGGACGCATTAGTCCTTGGGTTATTTTTAATAGTGATAATGGTGCTGAACTAATTGATAGTTTTTCTGACCACGAGTTGACTTTAATAAATGATTATTTAGAGCCAGCATTTTGGACAAGAAAATTTAATGCAAGAACAGAAGATGTTCAGTTTGTTAAGATGATATTAAAGAAGGCGGGAGTATAATGGCTACTAAAAAAGAAACATCACTAGTAGGAAGTTTAGTGATTCAGAAAGACCCAGAAACAGGTGAATTATATATAGAGTTACCAAAGAATACTTTGGCGAAGTTGGGTTGGACAGAAGACGATGATTTAGAGTGGATAGAAAATCCAGATGGAAGTTGGCAAGTAATCAAAAAGGAGAATAAGAAATGAATCCAGATGATTTAGACACAACATATAGTATTGATTATAATGATGTAACTGTGACATTAGATGACAATATATGGAATGATATGAATGACCCTAGGGACCAAGAGGCTTTCAAGTCAATCAATGATAGACTGTCAACTATTGAAAGTCGTTTAGCAATTCTTAAACCAGACACAGAGATGTTAGAAAAATATGAAGTGTTACAGGACATTTATAAACAATACAAGGCCGCAGAAGCATTGCTTTCTGGACCAGATGCGGAGATTGTATGAAACATACTAGACAATATACGTGGGAAGGCGTACAAGAAGGAGTCAATTCAATTGCTATGCAACTGTTTAAAGATGAATGGCGACCAGATTACATTGTAGGTATAACTCGTGGTGGATTAGTACCAGCAGTTCTACTTTCACATGCTACTGATATCCCAATGAAAACATTATGCGTTCAATTAGAATCAGATGGCTTAGAAGCGAATACTGAACGTAATGCTCAGATGGCTAGAGATGCATTAAAAAATAATAAAAAGATTTTAATCATTGACGATATCAATAGAGGCGGTGACGCAATCACTTGGATTATTGATGATTGGCAAGATGTAGTGGGTATGACAAACTATCATTCAGAATCGTGGCATTCAAACGTAAGATTTGCTTCACTAATTGATAACCCTAATTCAAAAGTTCCTATGGATTACTGTAACGAAGAAATTGATTTAGATGATGAAGAACTCTGGGTGGAGTTTCCGTGGGAGAGTTAATAAGAAGAAACCCACTTAGAACACAAGAACGTCTTATGAGGCTTCGTAGAATTGTAGGTCCTGAGAAAAACCCTAAAAGACGTTTTGCTTCTGATTTTGATAATGATGAATATTTAAAATGGACTGCTATCTCTTCTGATAAGATAGATTATGAATTGAAGCCATTAGTAAGAGGTGCAGGTCGATTAGGAGAACTAGTTGATTGGTGCGATGACAATTGTAATGGAATATATGTTATAGGAAAAGGTGATAAGATATATTTCGAAGATGAAAATGATGCGGCAATGTTCGCTTTGGTATGGAAATGAATATAGTAAAAACTGATATTGATATTGATGTAGTAAGCAGAGATGATTTGCTTGTACACCTCAAGCATATTCCAGCAATTATAAAAAAGAAAGACAATACATATGATAAGCATAACAGCGGTGTATATCTTCAGCCTATTCCATTTGACCAACTTACCGGTCTTTCATCAATTGATTATAAAGAAGCAGAAGACAGAGGATATTTTAAGTTAGACTTTCTAAACAATTCTTTATATGAAGGTGTACGAGACGAAGACCATTTAGACAAACTAACGAATCAAGAACCAATATGGGACTTGTTACAGCACGAAGATGTTGTAAAAAATCTAGCACACGTTCATGCTCATATCAAAGTATTAAGGGTATTAAAACCTAAGAGTATTATTGAACTTGCTGAAGTTCTTGCAATCATACGTCCAGCAAAGAGACCTCTCTTAAACGAGAGTAAAGAAAAAATTAAAAAAGAAGTATGGGTAAAACCAACTGACGGTTCATATTATTTTAAGAAAGCACATGCGATTGCATATGCGGTAAGTATCGTGGTGCAACTTAATCTATTTTGCGAACAAGTTGAACAGAGCGCCTCTTAATTCTCTTTTGAATAATATTCGTTAAACTCGTTTCTGGACCCCATAATACTTCAGTATCTTTAGTATTCATATTTAGAATACAACCATTAAATGGTTCAATTTGAGAACGCAGAAATAAGTTTATAGGAATTAGTCTATTCGATTCCCACCACCATTGTTCGCCAAGTTCTATAAAATGCTTTCTTGCTTCCGCAGTATCAAGCATTTCAAAGTTATACATTGATGTTATTGTCGTATCACTGTTGATAATGATTCCAAGATATTCTGTATATTCTTTTTTATTGCCGTATTTAACGCAAGAGAAGAATGGATAGTTATCCTGTAGCCATTGTATTTTGTCTTCGTCTATCATAAAATATATTTATGCTTTCTGAAAATCATCTTCTGGAAGATAAATACATACATGATGAACTTTAACTTATACCAATATACACGAGACATAGAAGTTGTTATACAAGATGGTGATAACAATTCAACTATGACTCAATTCCTGGGGAATATGCCTATGTATGATACTACACACAAACTACACAAGGGTATTGATAATACTCTTAGATTTAAATTTAGAGACACAGACAGAAAGTCTGTAGACCTTACTGGAAAAACAGTTATATGGAAAATGTATGACCGAAACTCCAGAGAGAATGTTCTCTTTAGATATCTTACAATCACAAACGCAACAAAAGGTATGGCAACAGTTTCAATTCCAACATCAGATACAATCCTACTCCCAGAGGGATTCTATCAATTTGCGATGTATACAGTTGAAAATGGCGTAGAGCAGATTGTATATACAGATACAAATGACAATGCCCACGGCGTACTTGAAGTATTAGATGACGTTTATCCTACATTTTCTGATTCACAATCATCAAGCACTTTTTTTGATGATGGTACAAGAATGATATCAACGGTGTTTGACGGAGCAGGCGACACTATCAAGTCGAAGTCAATACATACATTTGCTGTTTACTATACAGGCTTTACAGGAGTTATAAAAATAGAAGGTGATTTGAGTGAACAAGCAAGTTCATCAGATAACGATTGGTTTGATTTGACTCCTAGACTTATGTATGACCCAAATATTACAATTAATAATGAAACAGGTGTTCAAGGATATGTTATCCAAGCAAATGTTAACTGGCTTAGAGTTACATACCCAAATACTGCAACTGGAACCATAGATAAGATATTAGTAAGAAACTAATATAATTTGACATAGGTCAAGTTTACCACTTGACTTTTGGTCTCCATTAATGTATTATAACTAGATGGAACTACAACAAACTGTTTATCAATTCATTCCCGGTAAGACAAGACAAAGTTCAGGCGGTTGGCTGAGTTTTAATTGTCCGTGCTGTATCGACCAAGGAGAATCTCGTGCCGATACGAGAATGAGAGGTGGATTAAAGAATGAGGGTGATTTAGTATCATATCATTGTTTTAATTGTGGTATTACAGCATCTCATAGAAAAGGTCAAGTCATAAACAAGAATTTTGTTAAGTTTATGAGATTACTTGGTGTTCCTGAAAGTGAGATAAAGAGACTACAGATTGAAAGTATCAGAGAAAAAGAATTATCAGAAGGACCATGGGTGTTCACATCAAAAACACAAACTACTAGAATCCCATCATTTCCTGGTATGAAATTGCCTGAAAACTCAGAATCACTTGACGATATACTAAATAGAGATGTCCCACCTGAGGGAGCAATAATGGCCGCGAAATATTTACTTGACCGTGGTGTATATGACTTTGTAGATACATATTGGAGTAGTGCATTTGGATTTAAGAATCGCATTATATTTCCATTCACACAAGGTGATAGAATTGTTGGTTATACAGGAAGAGATTATACAGAGAAATCTGAATCGAAATATATGACAAAGCAACCAAAGAATTTTTTATATGGTTCTGATAGGATTAAAGAAGATAAAGAATTTTTGATTGTAGTTGAAGGAACAATTGATGCGGCAGTCTTAGACTGTGTTGCGATAATGAGTAACGAAGCATCACAAAATCAAATTGATTATATTAATCAGTTTAAAGGCGAAGTTATCGTATGTCCTGATAGAGATACCGCCGGTAAGAAGTTAGTCCATCAGGCACAAGAAAATGGTTGGAGTGTTTCATTTCCAACTTGGCAAGAACATATTAAAGATGCGGCAGATTCAGTAAAAGAATATGGAAAATTATATACTCTGAAATCGATTATTGATGGACGCATAAGTAATAGTACAAAGATAAGTGTAAAAACAAGATTAATGTAATTAGCGGGTGGACCAAACGACCGCACAAAAAAGCGTAGGAGCAATATTATAATGAAAAACGAAGAAATTAGAATTAACGTAATACCGGAACCAAAGGAAGCACCATCTCCACCACCAATGCCACCAATGCCCGCACCACCAACTCCACCTAAACAGCCTGGCGAATTTTTGAGAGAGAACGGTGTACTGCATATGGATAAAGAATTCAATCAGGAAAATTGTATGCCATTAGTTAAAATGATTATGGAATATAACTTGATGCCAGAAAAAGATGCACCAGAAATTATTCACTTATACATCAATTCGCCTGGTGGATATGTAGATAGTTGTATGCATCTTATTGATGTTATTAAACAATCACGCATTGCGGTTTATACTTACGGTATGGGTTCTATTGCATCTTGTGGTGTTATGCTTATGATGGCTGGTACTAAGGGACATAGGTATCTAACACAAAATACAGCAGTGATGTCACACGAATTTAGTGGCGGAACTAGAGGACAATACCATGATATGTTAGATGCTCAATCTCATATGGAATGGACAAATCAAAAATTACTTGAACATTATATGAAATGTACTGGAAAGAAAGAGAATTATATTCGTAAACATATGTTAGCCCCAAAGACTGACCATTGGTTAACTCCAGAAGAAGCAATCAAACACGGAATTGCTGATAAACTAATTGAAACATATTAGATGTTGACAAAGTGTCTAAAAACTTGTATAATAATATAAACTTTCCAGGAAATTAAATGTCAGAAGTCAAAAACTACTCACCCGACTTACAGAAATTGTTTGTTCAATTTATGTTGACGGACCCTCAGTTGTTTACTAGAGTAATGGGTATTATTGATAATAGACATTTTGATAGACCAACCCGTGATATTGTTGGTTATCTAATCAACTATAGTGAAGAATATTCAACTATGCCAACTGTTGAACAGATTAAAGCAGAAACTGGCCAAGACATTGAATTGCTAGAAGACATAGCAAAGCATAGTGACTGGTTTGTAGATGAGTTTGAAACATTCTGTAGACACAAAGCAATTGAACGAGCAATCGTTAATAGTGCTGACTTGCTTGAAGAAGGCAAATATGGTGAAGTAGAAACAACTATCAAAGAAGCAGTTCAGATTGGTTTAGCGAGGTCTTTGGGTACTGATTATTTTGATGACCCGAGAAAAAGACTTGAGATGCTCAAAGACAATAACGGACAAATCACTACCGGTTGGAAAGACTTAGATGATAAACTTTACGGTGGTATTAATCGAGGCGAAGTAACTATCTTTGCTGGTGGTTCTGGTTCTGGTAAATCTTTGTTTATGCAGAATATGTCATTGAACTGGGCAGAAGCCGGTATGAATGTTGTCTATCTTACTTTAGAATTGTCAGAAGAATTATCAGCAATGCGTATCGATGCGATGGCAACAGATAAGAGTACTAGACGTATCTTTAAAGAACTAGATGATGTTGAGTTGAAAGTTAAGACTATCGGTAAGAAATCTGGTATGCTTAGAATTAAGTATATGTCTTCAGGTTCGACAATCAATGATGTCCGTGCTTATCTAAAAGAACTTCAAATCGTTACAGGTAAAACAGTTGATTGTATTTGTATTGATTACTTAGACCTATTGATGCCTGCAACGAAGAAAGTTAATCCAGGTGACTTGTTCATCAAAGACAAGTATGTCACAGAAGAAATTCGTAACTTTGCGATGGAATCTCAAACAGTTGTAGTGACCGCCTCACAGTTAAATCGTTCAGCAGTAGAAGAAATTGAGTTTGACCACTCTCATATCGCTGGCGGTATCTCTAAAATTCAAACTGCTGATAATGTTATCGGCATCTTTACAAGTAACGCAATGAGAGAACGTGGTCAGTATCAACTCCAACTACTAAAAACAAGAAGTTCAAGTGGTGTTGGTTCTAAAATAAATCTAGTATTTGACAGAGATAGTCTTAGAATTAGTGATTCAGACTTAGAAGATGATGATTTAGCAGTAGGAACACAAGATGCGTCTAAGGTAACAGATATATTAAAGAGAAAGACAACTGTATCTAGTTCTGATAGTGATTCTGCTATCCCACCAGAGAAATCAGAATCTGCAATTAGCCTTCGTGCAATGGTTAAGTCTAAAAAGGCTACTCCATTTGATGATAATTGATAAATACTGTTAGGAGAATTATTTTATGACTAAGAAACCACGTAGAAGTCTATTTGAAGAATTAAACTCGATGGCGATTTCTAAAAATGAGCCAGAAAGATTTGTCGAACAAAAAGGCGAACATATCATTTCGGGTGCAATAAATCTGATTGAATTCATTCACCGTGAGTTCGATGATGCTGTTGCTGTGGACTTAACCAAGCGTCTTGTTAACAGCATTCGTACGGGTGACATGAGAAAATTCAAAAGAGGAATAACTCATGCGAAACGAAAAGATGAATCTTAATCAACAACTAGAAGAATTAAAAGTCTTGGCGGGTATCTATAAACCATACCAAATGGAAGATACAGCACAAGAGAATATTTCCTATACTGGTACAGAGAAATCTAAGTATCAAAAGAAACATAAAGTAGAACCAGGAACAAAAGAGTGGTTCAAGTTATGGTTTTCAAAACCTTATTTGACAGGTGAAAACCCATACGGCAAGGAATAATATGAAGGTTAGGGATATATTAGGCGCAGGCTTAGAGAGAAGATTTAGAGGTCCAAGAAAGCCTCGTAATAAGCAAGTTGGTTTTCATCAGAAGATGAAGAAACTTCTGGATAAAGCACTTAATGAAGAAGGTGCTAGAATTCAGCATTTAGAAGACTTAATTATCTGGGATGGTTCAGTTGGCGGTCAAAAAGCAATCGCTAAATTACATCAAGTAGAAACTTCTCCAAAATCAATTAGTATCAAATGGGATGGCTCACCAGCCGTTATCTTTGGTCGTAATGAGAATGGCGAATTCGTACTTACAGATAAGAGTGGATTCAGTGCTAAAGGTTATAACGGCAGAGTAACAAGTGCTGATGAACTAGGCGATATGTTTAATAATCGTAAGATGAAAGACCCAACGCCAGAGAAAGTAGCAGGCAAAAAAGAATTTGTTCAAAATATGAAAACCATATGGGACAAAGTAGAGAGTGTAATACCTGAAGATTTTAGAGGATATTTACACGGAGACTTGTTATGGTTCTCAACACCACAGGCAAAAGACGGCAGACTTATATTCAAGCCAAACGTAACAACATACTCAGTAGATGCTAAAAGTGATATCGGTCAAAAGATAATTAATTATGATGTAGGTATCGTAGTGCATGTAGTGTTAGACTTAGAAGGCAACAAAAGCAATGTAGATATGGGACAACTTAGAACAGGTAAAACATGGATTATGCCACCTGTTTATGTTACTAAATCTCCAGGTGTTGACTTACCAGAAGTAGACAGATTAGAAAGTTATTTAAAATCTAATGCTAATTCAATTGATAAACTATTGGCAGTCCCAGCCGAATTAAAAATGGCAGACTTTGGTAATATTCTTTACACTTATATTAATAATAGTGTGAAAGCAGGCAACCTAGATAAACTAGGAAAGAATTTCAGTGAATGGGTAGACTCATCAAAACTAAGTGGACCTAAGAAAGAACGAGTAGTTCAGTGGGTAGGACAAAATAGTGATGGCTTCGAAGCAATCTTTCAATTCATTAATGGTGTTATGACTACAAAGAACAAAATTATTAAAACGTTAGATTCTCAACCAGCAGATATCGAAGCCAGTACAAATGGCCAGAAAGGTGGAGAAGGCTATGTAATAGATAAAGATGTGAAACTGGTAAATAGAGCAGGATTCACAGCGGCAAACATGAGGCAAGAGAGATAATTTTCAACTACTAATAATAAGACAATGGGCAAAAGAACAATACCACACTGCCAACCAAGAAAAAGAGGGCAGAAACCAATTAAGAAAGATATGTCACACTCTACTTTTGTAGTAAAAAGACATCCAAACAGTAAACGTGTTACTAGCGGCGCAAGAACATAAGATAAATACAATAAGGAAGAAATGATGTATAGCAAAGAGTGTAAATTACATTTAGAACAAGTAAATATGACTCGATGGCAACATTTCAGGCATGCGATAGGTATATCTATGCGTTTGTTTATAGGTTCAATTGCCGTATTAATACATGCATTTGCTCCTAGATGGTTAAAATCTACAGCAACCGATACTTGTGTTGCGATAGCAAAAGAGAACGGAAAATGGAAGACTTAAAACTTGTAAATACTTTATCTGAAAGCAGATTATTCAGAACGAAAAAGATGGCTAGTGATGTCAATATAGATGACGCCGCTGAGTTGGTTTTCGTTCACTTTCTTATATTGAATATATTTAACAAAGATTATGATTTCGCCCCTCTGGCAGGTGATATAGCATCTCGTACTATGGTTTATAGAAACTTTGATTACTTCAGAACTAATGGCACAGATATGTATATGGCTCTTAATCGTTTAATGGGCAAAGATAATGATATCGGTGACAGTGAGAAAGATGAGATAGCAAGAGGCAGACTCTCATTACAGAAAGCAGATGTTTTGAGATTTTTACTTCATTATTCTAATAATAGAAGTGATGCATCATTCGAACAGAGATATCTATTGAGATATCAAAGAAATCTTAATGTCCAAGATGGCATGTTGAAATCTATTCGTAGACTAGTCGGAGATTGGGATAATTTAAGTCAAAATCAAAAAGCACTAGTTGTTACACGATTAGTTCAATGGATGCGTAGAAGAGCAAGATTGGCAGAAATTATGCCTGCCTTGTTGAAATTACAAAAACGTGGCAACTATGTCGTTGACGATAGCAAAAGGGCTAAAGATACAGTTAAGTCGTTATGGGATAAACCAATAGTTAAGGCGGCGACAGTAATTGGTGGTATACAAGCCGCAAGGGCATTAGGAAGAAAATTCGGTCAAACAACGTATACTAAAGATAGGAAACTATTTTAACTAAATTAGTTAACAAACATCATAATATTCCTCGTTTTTTGATAAATAAGTGTGTAGGGTACTAAAACCCTAACAGAAAAGACTAAGAGATATCATCTCAAAGTTTAAATTAACACTCTTTAAGGAGAAATAACATGGCAAGTAATGCAATAACAAAAGCAGGTAACGGACTAGGTTCAATTACAACAATTCTTGATTCAGACGCAGTAGTGGCTGACCAAGCGGCATTAGACGCAATTTCGGCGGCACTTCAAACAGCAGGTCACACTGTTGTAGGTATTGATGGCGCACTAGCGGCAGTAATGCATTTCGCAGTTCAAGGTGGACCAGATGCTTCAGGTTACGCGGCAGAAGTTATGGGTCAGGCGCTTTCAGCAGTTTGTACTTTTAACAACTAATAAAACTTTTAATTAAGTGAGAAAGCCCTCTTTATGAGGGCTTTTTTTATGTCTAAACATATCTTTTTTTATATTTTGTATAAATAGATATGTAAGTGATAAAGAAAAACACTTACGATGGTTGAGATATCTTCCGACCAATCAGATGCATGAGACTTTTCCGTGCAGTACATTGAGAATCCTTCCGATGTATAAAAAATAAAAATAAGTAAAATAAACGTTATGTATGTTATTTCATGGAATGGTCCGTGAAGTAATTAATAACAATGGCTAATTATAGGAGATAATAATGGCTGATATAAAAAACTTTGGTATCAAAGGTATTGGTGCTGACGTTCAGTTTGGTAAGTCGGGTGGCCGAGTCGTATACGATTCAGGTAATTCACTTTTCAAAGTAACGACAGACGGTACAACGTTGGGAAAACTTTCAGTTTTAACACCAACGTCTGATAACCATGCGGCAAACAAAAGTTATGTTGACTCTGTTGCTTCAGGATTGGATGTAAAAGATTCAGTTCGTGCGGCTTCAACGGCAACAGTAACTGTAAGTGGACCTGGTGCGACAATTGATGGCGTAACTATGGTAGCGGGTGACCGTGTACTACTTAAGAACCAGTCTACTGGTTCAGAAAACGGTATCTATCTATGGACAGGTGCGGCGTCAGCAATGACACGTGCAACTGACATGGACGGTTCCGATGAGTTCGTTGGCGCTTTCTTCTTTGTTGAAGAAGGTACAGTAAACTCAGACCAAGGCTTTGTATGTTCTACTAACGGTGCAATCACTGTTGGTTCAACTTCAATTGCTTTTACACAATTCACTGGTACTGGTCAGTTGACAGCAGGTAACGGTTTATCTAAATCAGGTAACACGTTTAATGTTAATGTTGACGATACATATGTGAAAATTGATGGTTCAGATGATTTAACTATCAAAGGTACTACGACTACTGGTCAAGTACTTCGTTCAGACGGTTCAGGTGGCGTGGCTTATGGCGCGGTTAACTTGACATCTTCAGACGCAGTTACTGGTGCTTTACCATTAACAAACGGTGGTTTAGGTGTTGACGCATCTGATGCCTCTGGTAAAACTACTGCTCGTTCAAACCTAGGTTTGGATTCAATGGCTGTTCAGGCTTCTACTGGTGTTTCAATCACTGGTGGTTCAATTGACATTTCGGGTGGTACATTAACTCTAGCAAACGACCAAATCTCTGGTGATAAAGTTTCTGGTGGTACAATTGATGGCGCTAACCTTTCAGGTGGTGTTTCAAAAACTATCTCTGCATACGATATTACTATTGGTGCTGGTAAGACGTTAGACGTTGACGGTATTGTTGATATCGATGCTTCAAGTGGTAACATGGATGGCGTTGCTGTCGGTGGTACAACTTCAGCGGCTGGTACATTTACAACTATGACATCTGGTTCAGTTGACATTAACGGTGGTGCTATTGATGGCGTTACTATTGGTGGTGCTGTTGCAGGTGCTATTTCTGGTACTAACATTGATGCTTCAGGTACTCTGAAGACAGATACGTTAGACAACTACTCTGGTACTAACATTGCAGTTTCGGCTCCAATGGATATTACTGGTGATGTTGGTGTAACTGGTTCAGTTACTGCTACAACTTCAATGATTACAGACACAATTAGTGAAAGAACTGGCGCGGCTGGTGTTACTATTGATAGTGTTGTACTTAAAGACGGTGTTGTAACTGGTGCTTTAACTGGTAACGTAACTGGTAATGTAACTGGTAATGTAACTGGTAATGTAACTGGTGATTTAACAGGTGCTTCTGCTGGTGTTCACACTGGTGCAGTAACAGGTAATGTAACTGGTAACTTAACAGGTAACTCTGCTGGTGTTCACACTGGTGCGGTAACTGGTGATGTAACTGGTGATTTAACTGGTGATGTAACAGGTAACTTAACAGGTAACTCTGCTGGTACTCATACTGGTTCGGTTGATGTTTCAAGTGATACTTTAACACTTGCGGCTGACCAAATCTCTGGTGATAAACTTCACGGTGGTACATATTCAAACTTTACTTCAACTGGTATTACTGATAGTTCAGACCAAACAGTCCTAACTTTAGGTGCTGATGAGTCGGCTTCATTTGCTGGTGCAGTAACAGTTGCTGGTAACCTAACAGTTGAAGGTACTTTAACTTCAATTGAAACTACTAACACTGCTATTACTGATAACACGATTGTTTTAAACAGTGGTGAATCAGGTGCGGCTGTTACTTCAGGTACATCAGGTATTGAAATTGACCGTGGTACTTCAGACAACGCTACTGTTCTTTGGAACGATACTGGCGATTTGTTTGAACTAAAAGTAGGTACAGCATACGCTGACCTTAAAGCAGATGCGATTGAAGGTACTTTAACTGGTAATGTAACTGGTAATGTAACTGGTAATGTAACTGGTAATGTAACTGGTGATTTAACTGGTGACTCTGCTGGTACTCATACTGGCGCAGTTGTTGGTAACGTAACTGGTGATTTAACTGGTGACGTAACTGGTGATTTAACTGGTGACGTAACAGGTAATGTAACTGGTGATGTAACTGGTGATTTAACTGGTAACAGTGCTGGTGTTCATACAGGTAACGTAACTGGTAACTTAACTGGTAACTCTGCTGGTGTTCACACTGGTGCAGTAACAGGTAATGTAACTGGTGATGTAACTGGTGATTTAACTGGTAACAGTGCTGGTGTTCACACTGGTAATGTAACTGGTAACTTAACTGGTAACTCTGCTGGTGTACATACAGGTAATGTAACTGGTGATTTAACTGGTGACTCTGCTGGTACACATACTGGTGCAGTAACAGGTAATGTAACTGGTGATGTAACTGGTGATTTAACTGGTGACTCTGCTGGTACACATACTGGTGCAGTAACTGGTAATGTAACTGGTAATGTAACTGGTAACATAACATCAACAGGTAGTTCAGCATTTTCATCTATTGATGTAAATGGTGGTGCTATTGATGGTACTACAATCGGTGCTAATACATCGGCTGCCGGTACTTTCTCAACAATGACAACAGCAAGTGCGGCCATAACTGGTGGTACTGCGTCATTGACAACAGCGACAGCAACTAACCTAAACTCAGGTAACGCTACTATAACTGGTGGTGCTATTTCGGGTACAGACGTTGACATGTCTTCAGGTACTTTGGTTCTAAATAATGACCAAATCTCTGGTGACGTAATTCACAACGGTACTATTTCTGGTGCATCATTGGCAGGTTCTGCTGACACGATGTCTGGTTATGATATTACTGTGGGTGCAGGTCGTACAATAGACGTATCTTCGGGTACTCTAACATTAGCGGCTAATCAAATTTCTGGTGACAAGATTGATGGTGGAACTATTTCTACTTTCGCTTCAACTGGTATTGATGATAACGCTACTGCAACAAAGTTAACACTTTCTGACACTACTGCAACATTTGGTGTTGCTGGTGACTTTGGTGCTAACGACCTAGACGCTGGCGCGGCTACACTTGGTTCACTAAGTGTAACTGGTAATGCGGCTATTACAGGAAACTTAACTGTATCTGGGTCAGTAACAACAACTTTATCTGAGATAGTAAATATCGAAGATAACATTATCGTTCTTAACTCTAATCATACTGGCGCGGCTTCACAAGACGCTGGTATTTCTATTGAACGTGGTAACGATGATGACGCGGCAATTAACTGGAATGAAACTTCAGATGCATTTGAACTTAACGTAGGCGTTTCTAAAGCCGACCTAACGATTAATGATTTAACTGTTAATGAAATCACTCTAGCAAACGACCTTCCTCTAAACATGGGTGGTACTCATACTGATACTTCATCATATGCGGCTAACTCAATTATGTTAATGAGTGGTTCTGCAGGCGTTTCTGAACTTGCTAAAGGTTCAAATTCAACTGTATTAAAAGTTGCTTCAAATGGTTCTCTTGGTTATGCTAAAGTCGATTTGACTGCTGACATAACTGGCACTCTTCCTATTGCGAATGGTGGCACAGGAATCACATCAGCAGGTTCTGATAACAAAGTTATGATGTCTGATGGTTCAGCATTCGGTATGGAATATGTAGGTCATCTACGTAATACATCTGGTGTTGTTGCTATTGACGGTACTGGCGTTACTTCAGGTTCTGGTGAATATGTTGCAATTACTAATGCTACTGGTAAAGTAACATTAACTGCTAAAAACTCAGCGGCATCAGGTGCTGTAGATATGTATCTACAAGGCCAAGATGGTGGTGACGTATTTATTGTTGGTCAATCTGGCGAAGCCTTAATTCAAGGTGAAGACGATACAGACTTAACAGTATCTGGTGGTGATGCTTCTGGTGGTGGTGCTGGTGACTTAATCGTTAAAGGTGGTAATGGAACTGGCGGTAACGCTTCAGGTTCAGTTGTCATTAAAGGCGGTAACGGTGGCTCAGCAGACGGAAACGTTCAAATTAAAGGTGCAGATGACACAGCAATCGCTACTTTCGTAGAGACTGCAAGTGCAACTGACTCTTTGACTGTAACTAACGGAACTGGCGGTGTAGAACTAGCAATGGCTGGTGGTACAAACGTCAACATGACATTGGCTCCAAAAGGTTCAGGTATTATTCTTGCTCCTTCGAACTATGACATGTCATCTGCGGCAGATGAAGCCCTAGCAACTAAAGAATATGTTGATAGCCAATCGGCTACTTCAGGTTCTTCTGGTACTAGACGTGTTTCTTTCTCAGCAAACGGTTCATCTTCATTTACAATTGGCACAATGGCTAACATTGCAGGAAAAACTTACTACGTAAGTCGTGTTCTTGCAAAAGTTACTACTGCGTTTGTTGGATGTGACGAACTAGTCGTTTCTGACGGTACAAATACTCTAATGACAACAACTGATGCTGACCTTTCTGAGGGCGGTTTATATATTGTTGATTTAGGTTTTGAAAATGCAACAACAGGTGGTGCAACTATTACTGGTACTTTACAGAATGGCGGCGCATCTGCTTCACCTACTACTGGTGCGATAATTGTTACAGCAGAATACAAGCAAATCTAATTTGTGAGTAATCATATGTAACTGTTACCATCATGGTGATATTGAAAGGGGAACTTAATTGTTCCCCTTTTTATTCGTATAGCCAAATTGTTAATAGAGTAATATTCGCATATTAGATAAATACTTACAGAACTAAAATCTTTAACGACAGACTTAATTTATTAGGGCTGACATGAAATAACCGACGTTGAGGAACGAAAATGGCTGTAACGATTAATGCGAAAGGGACCAGTGTCCCTTACTTTAAAATTGGAAAATCTGGAACCACCTTCTATCAAGGAGATGCAGACCCGAGTAGTACATACACAATAAACACAAACGACATTTGGTTTGATACTTCAAACAACACGATAAAGTTTCGTGTATCAAACGCTTGGTCTGGAATTACAACTGCTTCCGATTTAACTGTAACTGGTGACTTAACAGTTCAAGGCACAACTACAACAGTAAACTCAACAGAGATACAAGTTCAAAATACTTTAAAGTTTGAAGGTTCTACTTCAAATGATTACGAAACAACTTTAACAGTTGTTGACCCAACACAAGATAATACTGTTACTATTCCAAATACAACTGATACTTTAGTTGCTAAAAATACAACAGATACATTAACTAATAAGACACTAACTTCTCCGGTATTAGGCGGCACAATTTCAGTCAGTGGCAATCTTATACCAAGTGCTAATACTACATATGACTTGGGTTCAAGTACAAATCGATTTAATGACATCTATCTTGCTGGTAGCACAGTTGACATTGGTGGTACAAAACTTTCTAAGGATACTAACGGTGATATTACCATTAAAGATGGAAGTGATAATCTTAAAAGAATTGAATCAATTAATATTAAAGATGATACAACTTTAGAAAATGTTGGACTTGGTGACAATACATTAAATAATGTTACATCAGCAACTAGGGGCGTAGCACTAGGTAGGTATGCGTTATGGCAACTGACCGAGGGTAGTTACAATACTGGTGTTGGTGCCGGTGCATTATATTCAACTACAACGGGCTACTCAAACACAGGAATTGGTGTCGGTGCATTAGACCAAAACGTAACAGGAAATGAAAATACAGCACTTGGTGTAGATGCGGGTGATACGGTAACTGGCTCAAGGAATATTTTCATAGGACATAATGCAGGTAAAGGACAAACTTCGATTTCAGACAAGTTGTATATTGATAATACTGATACATCAACTCCTTTAATTTATGGCGATTTTGCAACTAACGAAGTAACAATAAATGGTGATTTAGAAGTTTCAAGTACTGGTGCTGTCGTTATGCCAGTTGGCACAACAGCACAAAGACCAGGAACAGCAGTTGTTGGCATGATGCGTTTTAATTCTGACATAGATGCTTTTGAAGGTTACAATGGCGCATCTTGGGTTAAACTTGGTGGTATGACTCCATCAAATGATTCCAGAGATAATGGTTTAATTACTGATAATGAAGTCTTTAATGCGAACTATGGTTCTATTACTGATACTGATACAGAATCATATACTTTAGATAGAGGTCTTGTAAGTGACAGTGATACAGTTTAATTATACTGTAAATTTAGATAAATACTATTAACAAGAGTTCGGAGAAATAATTATGGCAAGAATACACGGTGCCGCATCGGCAACTGAAACAGTTTCAGGTAATATTAACTTTTACACAATGTATATAAAAGATTTGGATATCACGCATACTGGTGATATATTAGACCAGTCACAACAAAATTTAGATGATATCGTTAATATCGTATCATTGGTAGCACAACCTGTTATTATGAATAATCCTTTAGCAGTCACGTTAGGCGGTCTAGCACCAACATTAACGGGTGCAGGATTTGTTTTTAAATTCGCAGTAGAACACGCAGATGTTTTTGAACGTAATTCAGACAATGTTGCTATTCTAAAAGAATTAATTCATGGTATTACAATAAATTTAGTTGATTTAGACTCATCAAATGTAGAATTTGTAATGTCTGACATACTTTAAACTAATTTAATTTAATTAATTTAACAAAGAGAGGACATTGTCCTCTTTTTTCGTTTTGCTTGGACATAATTTCTGGCACCAAATGATAAATACAATTAGTAATTTAATTTAGGAGATTCTACGATGTCAGATAAAGAACCAAAATTAGCACATCTGGAAGCAGAGAGTTTAGAGACACATGTGGCAGTATGCTATGAAAGATACCATCATTTTAATAAATCATTAAAAGATATTAATGATAAGATTGATAAAAATGAAAAAGAGATGGAAAAGGGTTTTACTGAAGTAAAGAGAATGTTAATATGGTCAGCATCAACTTTATTTTCAACCATGCTTATTGCCTTGTTTGCACAGATGTTTAAGATATTTTAAGAGATTACGATGTTATTTGAAGAGATTTCACAAGATATATATGAAGCGAAACTTGTTTATGCCCGTAAAGGCAGAAGTATTGTTCGTAAATATAGATGTGGCTCTGGAAGACTCAAAGGTAAAACAGTCTCAACACCTGGCGCTTGTTTTAAACCAGTTAATATGAAGAAACGTTTCACATTAGCAAGAACAAAAGCAAAAATGGGTGCTAGAATGAAACGTAAAGCGAAAATGACTCGTAGAATGAATCCAGCGAGTAAGCGTTTAAAGACACTAAATAGACGATAACGGAGAATATAATGACATTAAAGAATGAAATAGAAAAAACAATGTTTAAAGAGGGTATCGAGGATAGAATCCAAGATATTGCTTCTCTTGTTGATTCTCCAGTAGAAGACATACAAAAAAGAATGAAGACTTTAACTTTTTCTGATTATATTAAATTAATGTCTGCCTATAAGGCTAATGATGCGGGCTCAATTAAAGACATAATGGGATTAACAGAAGGATACTATGAACTTCCTGCTATGCCAGACAAATATATAGCAAGAGATGGACTAGAAGGTCCAATTATGACTAAATCTGGTAAGGTTGTATACTATGACCCGAAAGAGGGCAGTTATTATGACCCAGATACTGATATCTATTTGACACACAGTGAGTGGAAAGAATTAGATGAAGACTATAAAATGGGGTCGCAAGGTCAAAATCAAGTTCCTGACGAAGAGGAACCTTCAGCAGTAGATATTAAAGCCGCAAACAACAAATTAAAGACACAAAGAACACAAGCCATGCAAAGACTTGGCAGAGATAATTTAGGCGGTGCAACAGCACAGATGGCCGCAAATGCAATTGATAACGCAGAACAAGGAAAAGTATTGACTCCTATACAGCGACAAGCATTGGCACATCAAGCCGCTAACTTAGATAATCTAGCAATGAATAAAGATACTAGAATGCAGTTTAGAAATTTACTTAATAAACTTAGAAAATCAGAGCAGGGTAGCGAATGAAGTTAAAAGAAATATTAGGTGGATTATATGTGATGATTACCGAGGAAGAGGAAGATTTGATAACAAATCATTTCTCAGATGGAGATTATGTAAACGAATCGCAATTGTCAGAAAGAGAAGGCGAACTAGCAGATAAATTAACACATAAAGGTGTGCTAGTTGCTACGTTGCGTGGATATAAAACTGTTTAACAACTAGGAGTTCTAAAATGTCAGTACCAAGTCAAAAAGATGTAAACATGATGGCTAATCTAATGAAAGTTATGAATGGCGAAACTGTTAAATTACAAGAAGAAGCATCTTCTGAACCTAATTCATCACAACCAATAGACACCACACCTGGCGTAAAACGTGCAGATGTTGATGCTATGGCGAAAATTATGAAAGGTTTCAATGAGGCGACTACAAGTGTAGCCTATAAAGTTAAGAAAACAATTACTGAATCTACTAAAACTGATAAAGGTGTTAAAGTCGGCGCATTTTCAGTAGAAAAGAATAATGAAGATAGATACAATATAATTGATACTCGTAGTGATTCTATATTATTTGAAGATATTCAGTTATATGAGACAGTTTGTTGTATAGCAAACCATCTTAACGAAGGCAAAACAATTAATTCGTCAGAAATTATGGAAATAATTAGAATTAATGAATTATTTGACCGTCATTATAGTAATGCAGTTCAACACAAGAATTCATATCAAGTTGCCAAACGAGCAGTCAATGAAGGTAGAATGGATATCGCTCAAGCAAGATTCTCACAATCAAAGCATGAGGCTTCAAAAGCCAAGCGTAAAATAACTCATCTTTACGAAAATATAATCCTTTAATACAGAATTAAATTAATGCATAAATAGATTTATGTGTTAAAAAGATAAATACATGTAATATGTATTAATATTGGGATTTATTATGAATTTAAACGACAACAAATTTTTTAACTCGACAGACATCCATGTGTCTTCTCGTATGAATGAATACTTGAAGAAGAACTTTGGATATGCAGTTGAGGGCGACTTTGAAACTTTAGAAGAAGCAAAACATTCATTACAAGCAGAACAAGTTGAATTAAAAAAGAATTCATATATGTCTAAGCAGTATATGGAAAACATGCTTATGATTGAAACAATCACTTCATTATTAAAAGCCCATGGGGAAAAGACAACATCTTCATACGAGCAAGAAGTGGTTTCTGAAGAATTGGACTTACCAGAGACTGGCGATACAACTACCAGTGACGCTAGTCCAGAGACAGAACAAGTAGCAGAAGATGAAGAAAAAGGTCCTGACCATTACAGATGGAAGAATGACTCACAATTATCTATCGCTAAAGACAGATTAGAATCCTCTATAGAGGATTTAAAATCTGCGATAGAATATAGAGCAGAACACAGTCACTTACTATTAAGAGGTGGTGACAAAGCAGGTACTGGTGACTTATATAGTATGCTTGACAAACTACAAGCAGTGTATGATAACTGGGATGAAAATACCGAATATTACGGAATGTAATTAAATTTAATAACCAAGGAAATAAAATGGAAAAAACTAACTTAGAAAAGACTTTAATGGAAGAGTTAAACGCTCTACTTGAAGTTGATGCGGCTGAGGCGGAAATCACAATGGCTGCCAGAGGCATTGTTGATGAATTACAAGACGTAATTGAGAAACTAGGCAAAATTCAAAATGACCAAATCGGTCCATTAGCAGACGAAATGGCATACTCACACGGTCCTGACCAAGCGTCAACGTTTAAAGGTTCAGTTGATGATGCAATTAATGGTCTACTAGGACAAGCACGTTCGGCTAAAGATGCGGTACAAGATGCAACACTAGTTCTATCAGGTGAGAAATCTTCTGATGACATGGGTGATGTTGAACTTGGTGGCGATATGGGTGATGACTTTGCAAATGATATCGAAGCAGATATGGGTGGTGATGAATCAGCATCAGGTGAAGAAGATAATCCTTTAGGTAGAGAAGAAAGAGCCTAATATGAAAGTCTCTGCATTATTGCAAGAGAAAGCGAACTACGATGCCCAATTAATGGGCGATATTAATGCTTATCTCATATCTCTAAAAGCCAATGATATTCCATCAATTCAGATGGATATGATGGTTCGTGAGTTAAATGGGATGGGATACACAGTTGATGCAGAATCAATGGTTAATTTATTATCTAATAGTAAATATATATCTAAAGTCACAGTAGATGTTATAGAGTTAGATTCTAAATATAATAAAAGTGACAAGGCTGATAAAGACTCAGTACGCAAACTGGCAGTCAAAACAGCAAAGAAAAAGGTGAAAAAATAATGGCATTTATAGTTAAAGGCGGCATGGTTAATCTCACTAAGAAAGAGATGAAACAACACATGGAAAATTTAAATAAGAAGTCAGACCCATTGCAAGGTCTTTCCGATGCAAAGAAGCAGATGAGAAAAGAAGTTCAGTCTGCAAAAAGACATCGTGAATTTATGGGCCGTGTTGCAGACAACGAAGCAAGAGATTTAGCAAACACAGTAGCAACTAGCGAAATCGTATCAATTGCTGTAGGTGAAACAGTAAAGACTGTATCAGAAAAAACTGAATTACCTGAAGTAAATTTCGAATCAATGACTAAAAAGCAAATTGATATGTGGGCTGAAGAAAATCTAGGTATTCAATTAGACAGACGCCACACTAAAGCAAAACTAATCGAAGAAATCAAAGAAAATCTTTAAAAGCACTTGATTTCTGGTCTAAAGTATAGTATAATAATGCTATGCTTAAAGAAAAATTTACCTATAATCCCTTAGAACGAGTAAACATTAAAGGCAGTCGGCATTATCAAACGCCTGACGGACAGCCTTTGCCAAGTGTTACTACTGTACTTGACGCATTAAAAGATAAAACTGCTTTATTTGAATGGCGCAAACGTGTCGGCAATGAAGAGGCAGATAGAATCATGCGACTTGCTACTGGTATCGGAACACAAGTTCACTTACATTTAGAAAAATATATACTAGAAGAAGACCGACCTAATGGTTCAAATCTGATACATCAGATGGCAAGAGAATTGTCAGAGATTGTTATTGATAAAGGTCTATCTAAAGTAGATGAAGTATGGGGAACAGAAGTACCTCTATATTATCCCGGACTATATGCAGGCACAACAGACTGTGTTGGTGTATACGAAGGCAAACCAGCAATCATCGATTTCAAAACAACTCGTAAACCAAAGAAACGAGAATGGATTGATGATTACTTCTTACAAGGTGCGGCATATGCCGAAGCCCATAATGAAATTTATGGCACTGATATCAAAACAATTGTTATAATGATGATTGGCTGGGATGAAGAAGCGGATAATATGGGTAACTACCAAGAATTTGTTGTTGACACTGATGAGTATGAACATTATGCAAGACTATGGGCTGGCAAGGTCCAAGCGTATTTTGATAAATACATGTAATAATGGGAGTCCAAAATGGCAACAAACGTAAAAATATTATTAAGAAGAGGCAAACGTGCTGAGTTAAACTCAGGTGATACATTATCTGGCGGAGAACTAGGTTATACTACTGACACCAATCAATTATATATTGGTCTAGTAGAGCCTGCAGTTAACGAAATTCAATTTGACCCTTTTACAAATGCACATGCAACTATTCAGACTTGGTTAGATAGTTCTGATTGTCCAGTTCCAAATTTAACAGTAGATGAAGATTTAATTATTGCTGATATTCCTGCTGGTGAAATAGATAATATTATGAATGCGTTAAATACATACTCCCAAAGTGTAGTATTTAATACGGATGTTGCTACCTTTAATGAAGGCGAACTTTTAACTCAATATAAAAAGATAGCAACAGAACTTCAGTCTCCAAATTTAATTCCAAATATAAACTCAATTACTTCAATATTTACAGTTGAGGGAGAAACTATTTCAGTGAGTGGAGTAACTTCTTCTTCATTGGTTAGTACACTACAAGCAAACGCGGCTATTTCGGCTGCCAATGTGATTGTCTCTTCAAATACTGATGTAAGTAGAATTATATTTACAAAAATTGATGGTAAAGAATTGAATATTACTTTTCCAACAGCCGGCGATGCACATGCGTTAGGTTTCACTCAGAGTGTATTAGAAGTGAACGCAGGTGCTTTTGTGACTGGAACTGATTATACAATATCAACATTAGGAACAGATACTCTTGTAACTAATTTAGCAACAGCACTTGTCAGTGGAAGAGAATATAAAATATTAACAGTAGGTGACACAGACTTTACAACAGTTGGTTCATCGAATAACAATGTTGGAACAATATTTACAGCAACAGGTGTTGGCACAGGAACAGGTACTGTAACTACTTTTGAGACTTTTACAGCACAAACTTTGGTAGAGGGCGAAGAATATAGAATATTAGTGCCAGGCACAACAGACTTTACGGCACTCGGAGCGGCAGATAGTGTCGTAGGAACAGTATTTACAAAAAATTCTACTACTGGTCTTGGTGATGGCACAGCAAACTCCACTTCAGACGAAGTAGCAACAACAGTTCAAGCAAACTGGGAGGCCGCAGGCGCACCACCAGTTACAGCCGCGGGTTCTTTTGTAGTCGGAAAACAATATTCAATCGTGTCGTTAGGAACAACCATTTTTACATACTTCGCAGAACCAATAACTTCTGGAAGTTTTATAGTTGGAAGAGAATATACAATTGCAACAGCAGGAACAACAAACTTCACTTTAATTGGAGCGGCAGATAGCAATGTTGGTACAGTATTTACGGCAACTGGTGTAGGCACAGGAACAGGCACGGCAAAAAGAAATTCATGGTCAGTAGGTGAAACGTTTACAGCAACTAATGTAGGTATACAAGAAGTAGGTGCTGGTGACTTTACCATTGGTAGACAATATACAATTAGTACTGTTGGTGATACGGACTTTACAACAATTGGTTCATTGAATAGCAATGTTGGTACTATATTTACAGCCTCGGGTGTAGGTTCAGGAACTGGTTTTGCAAACTATCAAGGTACAGGTGTAGCAACTTCAGTTATAGTTGGCACAACATTTACGGCAACAGGCGCTGGACAAGGAAATGGCATAGCAACTTATGACAATGGAAATAATACAGTTGCAGAAATAACAGGATATAATGTTTATGCTAACGGAAAAATAAAAACAGCAACACAAGCCGGTGGCAATACTACAGTAGTTGTAGAAGTTTCAGAGAACTCAGATTATTTTAATTATCAACAAGAAGGTGTGACTTCAAAGCCTTATTCAAATGCACCAGACAATAGTCCTTATTTTCATTTTGGTACTCCTAGTACACCTAATTATGCAACATTAGACCCATCAGTTGAATCAACATCAGTTACTGGCAGTCTGACAGACACTAAGATTGGATTATTTGGACATAAGAGATTACATGTTGAAGTTCTTACTGAAGAATCAAGAAATCAGTTATTTGCAAATCAACATTTAAAGTCATATGCATCCTCGACTGGTTTACGTTCTGACTTATACAAGAAAACACTACCAGTAACACAAGCAACAATTAATGCTACTGCTATTGTAGAAGGTAAACAATATCAAATCGTAACAGCAGGAACAACAGACTTTACATTGAATGGTGCGGCAGATAGCAATGTTGGTACTAAATTTTTTGCAAATTCAGTAACACCATTAGGAACAGGTACTGTAGAACAATTAGGCACATTCTTAAAATATCCTAAATTAGATTGCACATCATTCTTTATAGATTATTCATTAAAACAAACAGACGGTACAAATACATTTGTTCGTGTCGGCACACTTAGAGTTATCAATGGTGTACCACAAGGAATACAGAAGACTAGTATAACAGATGAGAACACAGAAGTATGGGACGACTTAAACAGCGACTCGGTACAAGACGCAAACGAATTTTCAAATATTGCATTTAATGTGGGACTTCAAGGAAACGACTTAGAGATTAATTATACACAATCTGATACCTTCACAACAGAAATTTCATACACAGTAAAAAGATGGACGATGTAAATGCGAGATAAAGCAATATTGCTTTATGAGTGGCGACAATTACGATTAAAACTACAAAAAGAATTAACACAATCAACACTACAAGAAATCGTAAATTGGTGGAAAGACTTCCCTTATTCAGCAAACGGATTTAATTACGATGATGTGAAGACTTGGCCAGATGTATGGGAATACATCAGCGAAGAATTCTATACGAATAGTGGTAATGGATTAGGATGTTTCTATACTCTATACCACTCCTACCCAGAACATAACCCAGAAATATGGCTAATATTAGACCTAACGGAAGGCGGTGAAATATACTTAGTTGCCCATATGGACGGTTATGTTCTGAACAGATTAAATGGCAAGGTAGACAAATATGAAGATATTAAGAATGATATTGACATTATGGAACGAACAACGTATAATGATATAGAACCGTATCTTAAGAATAGAAAATGATTAAGTGCGAAGTTTCTGACTAAATAAATACATATAATAAAAACAGGTAAATAAAATGCTAAAAGAAAATAAATATGAAAAAGGTGATATCGTAACTTTATACTTACAAACAGGTCAAGAAATCTTAGGAAAATTTGATTCTGAAGACGATGTTAGTGTAGTTATTACAAAGCCATTAACGATTGCTATGGGACCAAAAGGTGCCGCATTTCAAACTTTTACTGTAACAGGTGATAGTGAGAACAATGTACATTTTAAGTCTGACAAAATCATTTCAGTGTTAAAGACTAGAAAAGATACAGCAGATTCATATATTCAAGCAACATCAACAATTATAACTCCAGAGAAAGGAGGCTTGATAACGTAATGCCACAGGCCGCTAGAACAACTGACCCTATTACAGCACATGCCTCTTGTGGGGCTGAAAAATGTGGACCTGGAAGTGACAATGTGATTATTCAAGGATTACCGGCATATCGTGTAACTGATAAGACAGAACCACATGGTGTTCCACAACCTGCAAGAGGATGTGTGCCACATGTTACACCATTAGTAAAAGGTTCTCATAATGTTCGAATAAACAATCAGCCAGCGGGTAGAGTGGGCGATGCTCATTCTTGTGGAGTAACGATAGTATCGGGTTCAAGTAAGGTGATTATCAATGGCTAGTGAAGCAGAATTAGAACGACTATATCAACTGTTTGTCACTAATGGTGGTGGAGCATTTACCTTTTCTGGCGCAAATTTAACTCCTAAGCAGTATTCTGATGCAGTTTCTACCTCTAATTTAACACCATTACAGATGGCACAATTAGAAGCAAGGCAACACCAATATAATAGACAGAAGGCGTTAAACGTAATATCAACTGAATTAGACACTAATGCGTTTACTAATCCTTATGCTTCTAGGGCAGTTTATGCTAATTCTCTATTTTCTGCACTGAATGGTACAACTGGTTCTATCAATGCAGGATTACTTGAGGGTGGTTTTAGTGGGTTTAGTGATGCCAATAGGGCATTAGTTGTTGCAGGAGTTTTATCAGCAACAGGCGTAGATTTAGAAAAAATTATAAAGATTGCGGGATTGATGGCATTAGGCAACACAATGTACACATCTTTGGCTAATCACACAAACAGTCAAACAGCAGATATACCAAAAACACTAGAAGATGCGAGTTCTTTGTCAGCAATGAATGAACAGTTCGGAGAATCTGGTGACCCATGTGGATATTTCAATCAATTGATGGGAATTCTAGGAGGGGTATTTGATGGTACTTTAGATTTTATCGAAACAGCAGTTGGTGATATTTCGTCATTAGTGAACAAGACTGGTATTCCGGCAATATTATCAAGTATTCTTTCAGCATTAACAGGTGCCGGCGGCGTAGTTGCTACAGCAATTGCAGGAGTAGTTGGATTAATTGCTGGCGGAGTAGCAACAATCTTACAAACATTATCACCTCTAGTTGGAAAAATTATGAATGCTATGGCTGATATGACCACACAAATCTCTACAGAGATTAGTTCTCTTGCTGATATGGCAGCCGAATTACTTAGAAAAGCGATGGCTCTACTTATAGGAAGTGCGGCAACTGACCCTTGTAAAGTAAACGTACTGAATAATACAGGCTCACCAGCCATGCAAGGTGCTATTGCTCAACTAAATCAACCTTTAGGCACGAGTATGCCTAATTCTATAGAAACATCTGCAGATTCTAGGGTAGATGCAAGTCAAGTAACTAAGAAACTAGATGCGGCTAAAGCCGAAGCATTACTAAAGGCTGGTGTCCCTCAATCACCATTCACAGAAGCGGCAAAAACATACACTACCCATGACTCTGTTTTACATTCTTCAGCACCAAATGAAAGTATTCGTCCGAAAGCAAGACCATCTGATAGTTTTGATGAAGATGCAATGCCGGAAAGAAGAGATGGCGAAACTATGGACGAATTTATGAAGCGTATTGGTGCAACAAGACAAGCAACAGCCGAAGAAAAAGAATCAGAAGCAATGAAGAAACGAGAAGTAGTTTCACTAAGAGCCAGAGCGATGGTAAGAGAATGGCAACAAAGACAATTGAACTACACAAGAGATTCTCAAACATTAATGAATGAAATGCGTGAAGCCTTAAATACTAAGAACTTTATAAACAAAACAGCAATAAAGAACAGAATCACACAATTACTAGACCTTCAATATAGTAATCATCAAAATGTAGCAAACCTGACAAACCAGTATATGGATTCATTCAAGTACTGGACTGAAGGCGGTATACCAAGTCGAGTAACAGAAGCAAAGATTCGACACATATACATTGCTCGTATTCAACCAGCACAAACTCGCATATACAATAATGCAGTAACTTCCATGAATTCTATAAAAACCGAATGGAATAGTATTGACAGTCCGTTGTATTAATGTTATACTATTCAGTAAGATAATCACAAACTTTAAGATAAATACTACAAAGTGATAGTTTTGGAAATATATTATGAGAGTAAATGAAATAATTAGTAGTGTAGAAGAAGGTGTCGATGACCCTCATATCTTTAAAGCAGTGTTTATGGCTGGTGGTCCAGGAAGTGGCAAAAGTCGTATCGTAAATTCACCTATTTTAAAAGGCGGCGGCCTAAGAGTCGTTAATTCAGACGATATATACGAATACAAGATGGGCAAAGAAGGACTAGATTATGGTGACCCAGATGTTGTCTATTCTGACAAAGGTCAAGAAATTCGTGGCAGAGCAAAAGAAGTAACTGCTAAAAGAGAACAAATGTACTTAAATGGTAGATTAGGTGTTATTATTGACGGAACAGGAAGAGATGTTAGTAAGATAGTGGGTGCCAAAGAAAAACTAACACAAATGGGTTATCAATGTATGATGGTTTTTGTGAATACAAGTTTGGATGTCGCACAAGAAAGAAACCTTAATAGAAAAAGAACTCTAAAGCCAGAAGAAGTTTCAAAGATGTGGAATGAAGCACAGAACAATATGAAGAAGTATCAACAAATATTCGGAGAAATCAGGTTTCAAGTTGTTGACAACAATGGTGACTTAGAAGACCCAGATAGAAAGAAAAACTTTGAAACAGTTCAGAAGTATGTTACAGCGTTTGTGAATGCTCCAGTTACAAACCGTTTTGCTAAAGAGTGGATAGAAAATGAGAGACAAAACAAGGTTAGACGTGTTTCATCACCTGATTTAAAAAACACTGATACACCTGCTACTATAACTCCAACATCAGACGAGAATGAGTAAAATATGGCAATAGTAGATAAGTTGGCTGAATATAGAAAAGATATCGACTTAGATTTCATCAAAAAAACACATGTCCATTATTGTACACCCTGTTACGCTGGACAAATTTCAGAACCATATTTTAGGTCATGGACTAAAGGTCACATGATGTTCACAAAATATAATATTCCATATACATTAACAACTTCAGCGAATGAAAGTTTGATATCACGGGCAAGATGCCATATGGTTGCATATTTTATGGCTAATCCAGAAGCAACACATATGATGTTTATTGACGCAGATATAAATTTCGATGCTATAGATATATTACATATGCTACAACACGATAAAGATGTAATCGTTGGTGCATATCCTAAAAAAGAATTAGACTGGTCATCTATCAAAGACGCATCAGAAAAAGGTTTAGATGTTGGCATTCTTAAAGATACTGGAGCAAATTATGCCATGAATCCAGATTGGGATTATAATGAAGAAACAAAAACTCGTAGATTAGATATCCAAGACGGGTTAGTTAAACTTAAAGATGCAGGCACTGGATTTATGTTAATAAAACGAAGTGTCATTGAGAAGATGATAGAATCATATCCTGAATTGTATTTCAATAACGATTTACATTTTGAAGAAGAATTTGCTAAATGGACATATTTATTTTTTGATACGATGCACGAAGAAGGCACAAAGAGATATCTAAGTGAAGACTATGCGTTTTGCCGTAGATGGCAGGCATTAGGTGGAGAAATTTGGTTAGACCCACTTGTAAAATTAGACCATGTTGGTCATTATACATTTAAGGGTAATATCAGTAAGATGTTCTACGCTTCTTCCACCAAAAACGAAGATTTAAAAGCCTAACTACTGTAGTAAGACAAATTATTAACAATGAGGAAAAAGATGAGTTTAATTAAAAAGTTTGAAAAATCATATGCTAGTAAAGAACACGAAGAGATGTCACTTACTGATTATCTCAAATTGTGTAAGAAAGATTCTTTAGCATATGCATCAGCGGCCGAAAGACTATTATCGGCTATTGGAGAACCTGATATAGTTGATACTAGTAACGATGCTAGATTGAGTCGTGTTTTTTTAAATCGTACAATTAAAGTATATCCAGCATTCTCGGATTTCTATGGTATGGAAGAAGCAATTGAGAGATTAGTTGCGTACTTCAGACAATCAGCACAAGGACTTGAAGAAAAGAAACAAGTATTATATCTATTAGGACCAGTTGGCGGTGGTAAATCATCATTAGCAGAACGTCTAAAAGAATTAATGCAAAAGCACCCAATGTATGTGCTAAAAGCAGGTGATGAAATTTCACCAGTATTTGAATCACCACTAGGACTATTTGACCCTAAAGAATTTGGTGCAGATGCTAAAAAAGAATTTGGTATTCCACCTCGTTATCTTACAGGTCTATTATCACCGTGGGCAGTAAAGAGATTAGAAGAATTTGAAGGAGATATTTCGCAATTTAGTGTTGTGAAAATGTACCCATCTAAGTTGAAGCAAATCGGTATTATGAAGACTGAACCAGGTGATGATAACAATCAGGACATTTCAGCATTAGTTGGTAAAACTGATATTCGTAAATTAGAATACTTCTCACAAAATGACCCAGATTCATACGCATTCTCTGGTGCATTATGTCGAGGTAACCAAGGTATTATGGAATTCGTAGAGATGTTTAAGGCACCAATTAAAGTCTTACATCCATTATTAACAGCAACACAAGAAGGTAACTATATGGGAACTGAAGGCATTTCAGCAATTCCATTTAATGGTATCGTAGTTGCACACTCAAATGAAAGTGAATGGGAAACATTCAGAAACAACAAGAACAACGAAGCATTCTTAGACAGAGTATATATTGTTAAAGTGCCATATTGTTTACGAGCCACTGAAGAAACATCTATCTATAAGAAGATGTTAGATTCATCAGGCCTAGACAGTAGTAAATGTGCGCCTCATACTTTAGATTTGTTGTCACAGTTCTCAGTCCTTTCACGTCTAAAAGAGCATAAGAACTCAAACTTGGCTGCCAAGATGAGAGTTTATGATGGTGAAAATCTACACGATGTAGACCCTAAAGCAAAGACAATGCAAGAATATAGAGATACGGCTGGTGTCGATGAAGGAATGAATGGAATGAGTACTCGTTTTGCATTCAAAATTCTTTCACAAACATTCAACTTTGACCCAGAAGAAATTGCGGCTGACCCAGTACATTTAATGTATGTGTTAGAAACTGCAATTAAACGTGAACAATTTCCAGAAGAAGCAGAAAATGAACTACTTGGTTTTATCAAAGACCATCTAAGTGTAAAGTACAGCGAACAAGTAGGTAAAGAAATTCAAAAAGCATACCTAGAGAGTTATAACGAATATGGACAAAATCTATTCGACAGATACTTAGATTACGCTGACCACTGGATTCAGAATATAGATTATAAAGATTCTGACACAGGTAACTTATTTGACCGTTCTATTCTTAACGAAGAACTTGAGAAGATTGAAAAGCCTGCAGGTATTGCCAATCCAAAAGACTTTAGAAATGAAGTTGTGAATTGGGTATTACGAGCAAGAAGTAACTACGAAGGCAAGAATCCACCTTGGACTGCTTATGAAAAAATGAAAGAGGTAATCGAACACAAGATGTTTGCAGGAACAGAAGAACTACTTCCAGTTATTTCATTTGGTAGCAAGAAATCTAAAGAAGACCAATCTAAACATGATGATTTCATTGATAGAATGGTAGCAAAAGGTTACACAACACGACAAGTTAAACGATTAGTTGAATGGTATATGCGAGTACAGAAGTCTAACTAGAGGAAGGCTTTCATGGCAAATACAATTATTGATAGAAGAAAGAATCCAGGTTCAAAGTCTTCTGACAATCGACAAAAATTTATCAAAAGAACTAAAAAAGAAATACGTAAAAGTATACATGATACTTTAGGTAAACGTAGCATCAAAGGTTCTGGCGATGCCCAAGATGTAGTCATCAATCGAAAAGGTATTGATGAGCCACAATTCAATCATAATCCACAATCAGGTTCACGTGATATTGTTCTCCCTGGCAATAAAGATTTTGTCGAGGGCGATTTATTACAGAAACCAAAAAGCGGACAAGGACAAGGTGGTGGCGAAGGTGAAGCAAGTAATGAAGGCATAGGTGAAGATGAATTTGGTTTTGCGTTAAGTAATGACGAATTTGTTAACATCTTGTTCGAAGACTTAGAACTACCTCACATGATTTCTAAAGAAAACAAAGCAGTCGAAAGATTTGAACTTACTCGTAGTGGTTATACAAACGATGGTAATCCATCACAAATGAATTTAGAAAAAAGCATGGTCAATTCTCTTGGTCGTAAGATTGCTTTAAAAACTCCAAAACTAAAAAAGATTAAAGAACTAGAAGAAGAACTTGCTAACCTTGATAAGTTCTTTTATAAGACAACAAAAGAACAAAAAGAAGCAACAGAAGAATGGGTAAGATACCAAGAAATTGAAGAAGAAATTCGTAAGTTGCGTATTAGAGCAAATGCTATCTCATTTGTAGACCCAGTAGATTTACGATATAACAATTTCAGCAAGAAACCAGCACCAATATCCCAAGCAGTTGTATTCTTTGTAATGGACGTAAGTGCGAGTATGACACAAGACCATAAAGATTTAGCAAAACGATTCTTTATGTTACTCAATCTATTTGTGTCTCGTAAGTATAAAAGAGTAGATTGTGTATTCATTAGACATCATATTCTAGCAACAGAGTGTGATGAACATGACTTCTTTAATAATAAAGAAAATGGCGGTACAATAGTATCAAGTGCATTCAAACTTGCAAAAGAAATTATAGATGACCGATATTCACCGAATGAATGGAATTTATACTTCTCTCAAGCAAGTGATGGCGACAACTGGGATAATGACAATGAAGAACTCTTACAGGTTCTTTCTAATGATATTTTGCCAATAACTCAATATTTTAGTTACATCCAAGTAGGTACAAAACGTCATGGTTATTACAATAGTGGAAATCTATTACAAGAATATATAAAATTACAAGCAAATCATAAAAATATTATAACGAAACATATAGAAGATACATTTGATATATATCCAGTGTTTAGAGAGATATTTAAAATCAAGGGCAAAAATGAGTAATTTAATATATACAGGTTCTAGTTGGAATTTCGATAAACTGTATCGTATGATGGATGCGTGTGAAGAAATAGCAGTCAACGATATGGGACTTGATTGTTTCCCAAATCAGATTGAAATCATTACCGTAGAGCAAATGTTAGATGCTTACTCAAGCGTCGGTATGCCATTGATGTACAATCATTGGAGTTTCGGCAAAAGTTTCATTGGTAATAAACAACAGTATTCCAGGGGTGAAATGGGATTAGCATATGAGTTAGTAATTAACTCTAATCCTTGTATCAACTATCTTATGGAAGAAAACTCAATGACAACACAGTCTCTTGTGATTGCTCATGCGGCCTTTGGACACAATCACTTCTTTAAAAATAATTATCTATTCAAACAATGGACATCACCAGATGCGATTGTAGACTACTTATTGTTCGCAAAACGATACATAAGAGAATGTGAAGAAAAGTATGGTGTAGAAATAGTAGAAGAAACACTAGATGCATGCCACGCCATTCAGTATCAGAGTATCAATAAGTACAAAAGACCTAATAAGATATCTGCCCGTGAGGAGATGGAACAACAACGTACAAGAAGTGAATACTTACAGTCACAAGTAAATGACTTATGGCGCACATTACCTGAAACTAAAAAAGAAGAGAAAAAAGAGGAAAAAACTTGGCCATCAGAGCCAGAAGAAAACTTATTATATTTCTTAGAAAAACACTCACCAGTTTTAACATCATGGCAACGTGAAATGTGTAGAATTGTTAGACGAGTAGCACAATATTTTTATCCTCAATATCAAACAAAAGTAATGAATGAGGGCTTTGCGAGTTTCACCCATCATTATATCTTTAATAAATTGTATGATGAAGGTAAAGTTGATGATGGTGCTATGCTCGAATTCTTTAAATTACACAGTTCTGTATTATATCAACCATCTTTCGACTCACCTAACTACAGTGGATTCAATCCATACGCACTAGGCTTCGCTATTTTGAAAGATATTCAAAGAGTATGCTCAGAGCCAGACGAGGAAGACAAACACTGGTTTCCGCATCTGGTAGACACTGATTGGCGTATTACGATTAAAGATATAGTCGCAAACTACAGAGATGAAAGTGCTATTTTACAGTTTCTAGGACCAAAAGTTATTCGTGACCAAGGGATGTTTAATCTACACGATGAAGTACATTATGATGATTACAGAGTTACGTCAATACACAATGATAGAGGATATAAAAATATTCGTAAAAGTTTAAGTTCTAGTTATGAGACAGCCGCAATGATACCAGATATTCAAATAACGAATGCTGATATCACAGGCAACCGTGACTTAACATTATTACATGAAAGTTACAAAGGAAAAAGATTAGACGAAAAAACAGCAAATCAAGTTTTATCTCATGTACAAAAGTTGTGGGGCTATAAAGTAAAACTATACACAATGCATGGTGATACATTATTAGATGTATATGAATGTAAACAAGAATCTAATTCTAAAGTAGGCTCTGATATCCTTATATAAATACTACCATGAAAAACGAGATACAAAAATGGCTGGATGAATTTGTAACCCAACCCAATCCATTATTAAATGGATTCCCTCCTTGTCCTTATGCCCGAGCGGCGATTGTCGATTATGTAGAAACTGACCACGTCAGTAATTCATTAGAACATTTATTAGAAAATTGGA